AATTGAAGATGCCGAGCCAATTATAGAAAGCCCTTATGATTGGCAAGATCCGGATGAGGCACTTGAGCGGGTTGAGCCTATAACCATACCATATAAATTCACGCCGAGAGATTATCAATTTGGAATCATGGGCGCATGCCCTGAAAAGTTTAAGCGCGCAATTTTCGTCCATCATCGCCGGGCGGGAAAAGACAAGGCGTTTTTTAATAAAGCCGTGATGGAAACGCAAAAGAAAAGCGCAGTGTATTATTATTTTTTTCCAACCTACGCGCAAGGCCGCAAGGTCATTTGGGATTCAATCGATCCGAGGACGGGCATGAAATTTGCCGACCATATACCGAGAGAAATTTTGCGAAGCGTTGACGCGCGAAACATGCAATTTATTTTTCATAACCGAAGCGTTTTGCAAATTATAGGGACGGATAGTTTTAATTCAATCATGGGAACCCCGCCTTATGGCGGTTTTTTTTCCGAGTATTCTTTACAAGATCCGCGTGCGTGGGATTTAATCCGGCCCATTCTTCGCGAAAATGGCGGGTTTGCAATGTTTAACTTCACCCCGCGCGGACAAAATCACGCGTTCCGATTGTACCAATTCGCCAAAAACAATCCTAAGTGGTATGTTGAAGTTTTGACGGTTAAAGACACCAAGCGCGAAGATGGAACGCCCGTTATATCCGAATCAGATATTGAAGAAGACCGCATAGAGGGCATGCCGGAGGAATTAATACAGCAGGAATATTACTGCAGTTTTACTGGCTACAATCTAGGTGTTTATTATGGAAAACAAATGGCAAAAGCGGAAGACGATGGCAGGATTTGCGGGGTTCCTTACGATCCTGGCATGCCCGTTAATACTGCTTGGGATTTGGGCGTCGATGATTCAACAAGCATTATATTTTTCCAAGAGGCAGGAGAATATATTCACGTCATCGATTATTATGAAAATTTTGGAGAAGGCGCGGAGCATTACGCGGCGATTTTAAAAGAAAAAGGATTTTTTTACGGAGATCATTTTTTCCCACATGATGTTGCCCAAAGAGAATGGCTTGCTGGCAAGTCTAGGGAGGAAACCTTGATTAACTTAGGGATAAAACCTATAATCAAGGTGCCGAGGGCTTCCAATTCACAAGCGGTGATGGAAGGCATTCAAAACGTGCGAAATTTTTTAGCGCGCTGCAAATTCGACAAGGAAAAATGCCGTCGGCTTTTGGAATCGTTGCGCGAATACCGCGCGAATTATAACGACAAGCTGAAAAAACTTGAAGACCATCCGTGCCATGATTGGACATCGCATGCCGCGGACGCAATGCGCTGCCTGGCGGTAGGATGGAAGCCAAGAGGCCCGGTAATAAAGTCGTGGAGTGAAAGAATCTATGGGGGGTGAAATATGGGCGGTAAATTATTAGACCAAAGCAGATACATGGAGATATTAGAAGCGGCAAGAGAAAATTTCAGCGTTGCGCTTGATTATTGGACTCCGAAATATACGCGCGGCATTGAGGTCTTGCGGTTTTTAAACGGCGAAGATCATTGGGAGGAAAATGAACGCGCAAGGCGTGAGAAGACCCACCGCCCGTGCTTGCAAGTCCAGGCGTTGACGAAATTTACCAAGCAGGTGTGCGGAGAGATGCGTGGCGTAAAAACGCGCATAAAAGTTGTTCCTGGCGATGATGAAAGCGATCCCGAGGTGGCCAAGGTACGCGAGGGCAAGATTTCTGACATTGAATTTGATTCAGAAGCGGAAAGCGTTTTTGATAAAGTAGGCAAGGCGCAGGTGGAAAGCGGGTTCGGAGCGGGCAGGATAATAAGCTGTTACGATGAAGATTTTCCGTTCCGTCAAAAGCTAAAAATCAAGCTGATCAAAAACCAGTTTTCTGTTTTGTTTGATCCAAGCTCTGACGATCCAAACTTTCGGGACGCAAGCTTCTGCTTTATCTTGGGAACGATGAAAAAAAGGGAATTTGAAGACAAATACCCAAATGCCAGCACGAAAAACGCAAGCGGTGCCAATTATTTTTATCAGTCCTACCGCTTGAAAAATACGGTTGATGTTATCGAATATTTTATCAAAGACAAAGAATCAAAAAAAATGGCGTTGCTTTCCGATGGCCGGGTAATGGAGCCGAAAAAAGCGGAGGAATACATAGCGCAGCTCAAGGCAACATTCGATCAGAAGGAAGCGGAGCAACCGGGAAGCGTTGATTTTTCGGCGTTGCCAGAGATTGAAAAAATAGGGGAATTTGAGCGCGAGTATGTGCGCTGGTTTAAGCTTTCCGGCGACCTGCAATTTGTTTTGGAAGAAACATTTTGGCCAGGAAAATATATCCCGGTTTTTATGGCTTTGGGCGAAGAGCGGGTGATTTTAAACGAATCGTTTATTTATGGACTTGTCAATGACGCGCTAGACGCGCAGCGGCTGCTTGATTATTGGCATACAGCAGCGGCTGAGCTTGTCGCTATGCAACCCATCGCGCCGATATTGATAACCCCAAAGCAAGCTGCAAACTTTGAAAAAGATTATTCCAACCCGTCTGGGCTTCCCGCTTTGTTTTATAACCCCTCTCCGGACGCGCCACCTCCGCAAAGGCTTTTGCCAGGTCAACCGCCGACCGCAATTCTTGCCGAAATTTCACGCGCCGAGCAAACGATAAAAGACTCGGTTGGCATGTATAACGCCACATTAGGCGATCAGGGGAGGGAGCTTTCCGGCGCGGCGATTAACGCCAGGCAGCTGCCAACGCAAACAACAACATTCACATTTCAAGATAACTTGAATAAATGCGTTCGTTATTGCGGGGAGATTTTAAACGATGCTCTGCCTTTTTTTTATGATATTGAATCGGTGGAGCGAGTGCGACAGCAAGACGGATCGGACGCATTTGTTCCTGTAAACACCACCGCCGGGGGGGCGTTGGAAAAAGTTTCCAAAAACCCTGAGCGGTTTCATGGCATGAACCTTGACGAGCTAAAAAAGAAGGCCAAGGAAAACCCTTATCAGCCTTACAACCTTTTAAGCAAGGGGAAATACAGGGTTCAGCTTACGGCGGGGCCGTCATACGAGACGCAACGGATGGAAGCGGCTGACAAAATGTTAAATTTAAATTCAATCATAAGTCAAGCCATTTCCCCGGCTTCTTTGGTTGCGCTTTATTACACTGTTAAAAATATGGATTTTGATGGTGCTGATGATTTTGCCGAAACGCTTCGCAAGCTTATCCCGTATGGAATACTACCGCCTAAGCCTGGCGAGCAGCCACCGGCACCACCGCAACCGCAACCGCCAACGCCGGAACAGATTTTAAGCATTCAGCTTAAACAAATGGAATTGCAAAACCAGAAGCTAAAATCGTTTGTGGAGGCCGAGAGGTTAAAAACAGAACGCGCGCAGCAAGTCAAAGAGGCGTTAAAAATTCAAAATGAAATCGTAAGCGGGAAAATAAAAATCAATACCGAAATGGCTAAGTCGTTGGATCAAATGACTCAAATAATGAGCCAAACTGCGCAAGAAACGTTTGGCGAGCAACAGAGTGCAAACAATGCGCCAGAAATGAGCCAAGATGATGACGAAGGGCAAGTTTAATTTTGTTGTTTAACTTTTGGTTTTTTCGTATTTTTAAATAAATCAATTTGGGGGTTGCAAAGATGGATTTAAACCAAGCCGAAAACGCGGCATCGGCACCCGCACAGGCCGAAACAGCGGAACAGGCCACCGCAAACGCTGAAAGCGCGGAATCAGCACCCGCACCAGCAGCCGAAGCGCAGGGCGAAGGCCAGGCGCAAGAAAAGCAGGGATCGGCACCTGACGAACAAAGCAAGCTTGTTAGAGAACTGATCGCAACGCGCAAACGGGCACAACAGGCAGAAAAAGAGGCGGCTTATCTTCGTGGACTTGCAGAAGCTTCAAAGCCGCAACAACCGCCACAGGCGGCTGCCGATGGAATACCAAAGGCTGAATCATACGAAACTTATGACGAGTATAACGCGGCCTTGGTTCAATATCACGCCCGGAAAATCGCCAGAGAAGAAGCGGACAGAATTTTGCGCGAACAGCACGAGAGGCGCGAGCTTGCCAGCTTGGAAGAAAAGAAAAAAGGCTTTCAAGCAAAACTTAGAGACGTGGAAAACGCCTCACCCGATTTATATGACGCTATAATCAACATGCCAATTGCGGCGCATAACACAAAAGTGTTGCTGGAATTGGAAAACGGTGTTGAGGTCGCTAAAAAGCTTGCGGTTGACGGCGAATTGCTTAAAAAAATCAATTCGTTGCCGGCAGAGCAGGCGATTTTAGAAATCGGGAAACTTTCGGTCAAGGTGGAATTGGAAAAAAAACCAGATGAACAAAAAATAAACAAAGTTTCCAAAGCACCCGAGCCGATTAAGCCGGCAACCGGGCATGGCGGGAACGCGGTAATTAAACCGCTTCACGAAATGACGCCGGAAGAATTTGCGGCTTATAGGAATAAACAGCGCGGGTATTTGTGAAACGGAAAGGCTTAAATCGTGGCTAATAATACGCTGCAAACTATTCAGATGTACACCAAGGAAGCGGCGCGGATTTTGCGCAACAACCTTGGGTTTACTGCGTCCGTGAATCGCCAATATGATGACAAGTTTGGAGAATCCGGCGCGCTGATTGGTTCCAATCTTTCTTTGCGCTTGCCAAATCGCTATTACGTTTCCAACGGCGCAAACCTTGTGGACCAACCAATGACAAATTCGAATGTCACGCTTGCCATCACTTCGCAAAAGCATGTTGCGTTGTCAATGACATCAAACGAGGCAACCCTTTTCAATGAGAAATGGGTCGAGCGTGATCTGATGCCAGCGATGAGCGCGCTTGCCACCAAAATTGATTTGGACGGCTTGGCCACCGCTGCGACTGGCGTTTATAACCATGTCGGAACGGCTGGAACAACGCCCATTGCAAACGCAACCTCCAACCCGTTTGTGGACGCCGGCACCATGCTGACGTGGTTTGGAACTCCAAACGATAACCGCAAACTCGTGGTGAATCCCACCGCTTGTGGCGGGTTAAAAACCTACCTCACCAACCAGCTTTTGGGCGGCCCTGGTGAAAACAACTCGGCCTTTCAGAAAAACATGGTTGGCCGCGCTTACGGTTTTGACGTTTTGGAGGATCAGAACGTTGGGAGCGTTACCACGACCGCTCGTGCTAATGGAACGGTTGCGGGAGCTAACCAAACCGGGTCAAACCTGGCAATCACTGCGGCAGGTGCCAACGTGACCATCAATGCCGGCGATATGTTTACGATTGCCAACGTTTACGCTGTCAACCCGGAAAATCAGCAGACGACCGGGCAGCTGCAAACGTTTGTCGTAACCGCTACCGCTAATTTGGGAGCGAACGGCAACGGGACGCTTACTGTTCTGCCTGCCATTACCGCAGCAGCTGCGAACGTGGCCAACGGAACAGTTAATGCCATTCCCGCCAACGGCGCGGCCTTGACGTGGGTGACTGCCAACAAGGTTACCCCGCTTAACTTGGCCTTTCATCGCGATGCTTTTGTGCTTGGCACTGCCGACTTGGTGATGCCTGACACTGGCGTTGCGTCTCGGGCCGTTT